AAGAGATCACCGACTGCCTCGAACGGGGCGAGACGGTGAAGCTGTCGTCGTTCGGGTCGTTCCTGGTCCGGCAGAAGGGGCAACGCATCGGGCGCAACCCGAAGACCGGCACCGAAGTGCCGATCTCGCCGCGCCGGGTGATGGTGTTCAAGCCATCGGCGATCCTGAAGCAGCGTATCAACGCCAATGGTGCCGTGCCGGCAACCGACGACGAGTCTGAAGAAAACGCAGCCGCAACCGCATCCGGCAGCTGACGGGGAGCTGGCCTTTGGACAAGGCACCCGACGCATTCCGCACCATCAGCGAGGTCGCAGCCGAGCTCGACATTCCGCAGCACGTGCTGCGGTTCTGGGAAACACGGTTCACCCAGATCAAGCCGATGAAGCGGTCAGGCGGGCGGCGCTACTACCGGCCCGACGACGTCGATCTGCTCAAGGGCATCCGCCGTCTGCTGTACGGCGAGGGCTACACCATCCGCGGTGTGCAGCGGATCCTGAAAGAGCACGGCATCAAATCGGTACAGCGGCTGGCCGACGCCGAGGTCCACGCCAGTTTCGGCGCGGTCGAGGCGGCGATCACCAGGACCGTGGCCGAGGAAGAAGAGTTTGAGCCCGTCCCCGGCGGTATCGACGCCGATGACGACGACTACGATGGCGAGGACGAAGGGCTCGACCTGCACGCCACGATGGCCGAACCGGATCGGCGCGCAGCACCCGCGCCGCGACGCCACGTCGAGGCCGAGTCGCGCCACGCACCGCGGTTCGACGATCACGAGGACGAGGACCACGACGACGATTTCGCCGTCGAGCCGGCTGCCGTCATGGCGGCTCCCGGCCGCGCGCCGCGGTTCGATCTGCCGCCGCTGGAGTTCCCCGCCGCCAAGGCGCCTCCGGCTCCGCCACCAGTCGATCTTGGTCCGCTTCGCGCCGCACTGACCGACCTGATCGCCTGCCGCGAACTGCTCGACGCCGCAATTAAGGACGGCTGAGGGCAGGTGACGGTCTTGAGCACTAACTTCAAGAGTCGGGTCTAAGGTTCGGCAGAGCTTCAGTTTCGTCACGGCCGCGCTTGTCCCGCCATCCACCGTTGAGCTTGTCTGCGAAGGCTTGAGCGCAGTTGACTACGGTTGCTTGGGGAAGCGCTCGGCCATTCCGGTGTGTCGATTGTGGGAGGACGGAAACGGCCGGCGTTGGCTTAGGTCGCGGGCGGACCGGATCGCCATATCCGGCCCCGCATTCTTCGGCAAACACGCCCCCGAATTGATCCTCCGCAGCTTGCGCGAACGCGCGATCGCCGCTACAGCATCAGGGCCGAAACGGCATCGGAGCGTGGCGCAGCCCGGTTAGCGCACTAGTCTGGGAGACTAGGGGTCGAAGGTTCAAATCCTTTCGCTCCGACCATTTTTCTAAAGACAGATCAGCGGATTAGGGCGGGCGCCAATTTGGCTCCTATCCGCCATTTGCCAAATCTTTGCCAGTTCTGTTCGCTGATTGTGCGCCTTGGCTCTCGTCTGTACCGTCGAATTGCAGCGTAACGCCGTCCATTCTGGCGCAAAGCTCGATTGCTTCGACGATGGTCATAGTGCCGCGCGGGCGCGTAGCGTGCACGAAACGGCGGCGCATCAGCTCCTAGTCATGGGCGAGTTCTTCGGCAAGCGGGCGGCTCATGGTTTCTGCTCCTGCCGGTCCCGGTAGTCCTCAAGCTTCGCGATGGCGTTCGCCGCGAGTACGCCGCGGCGCGCCAGATAGGAATCAATGATCCGCTGGGCCTTGTCGACGGTCCAGGTCAGCGCCTCGGCGATCTCGGGCGCCGTGGCGCCTGCCTCGGCCAGCAGCGTTGCTGCCGTGCCCCGGTTGTCGTGGAAATTCAGATCGCCGGCGCCGATCGCGTCGGCATCCTCGCGGAAGTGCTCGTTGAAATACCGACGGGTGTAGGCTTTGCCGCTGGGCGTGAGCAGCACCAGGGCGCCGGTCCGCTTTAGGCCGTCCAGGTGCGCGCGCAGCTCACGGGTGGCCGGTATCCAAAGCCATTTGCCCGTCTTGTGTGACCGGATCTGCACGCGCTGGCCGTCGTAGCGGGTCCAGGCGAATCCGCGAATGTCGATCGCGCGCATGGCCGTGTTCCGAACCAGAATCATCGCAGTTTGCATCGCCGGCCGGGCGGTGCTGATGAACTTCTGCTGCAGCTCGGGCGGCCATACCTTGTCGGCCCGCTCGCTCTTGTACAGCCGCTCGAAAGTCGGGATCGGGTGGAATTTGATGCGCCGCTTTTCCTTCGCGAAGCTGAGAACGCGGCACAGCGCCGACATGAGGTTATCAGCCGATCGGCGCGAGGTCTTGCCGATCTCCTGGTGCCACGCGAGCGCGTCGGCGGCGAACGCGTCGGCGTCGTCCTGATTGTTGAAGGTGTCTTCGGGGACGGTGCCCCACTTCTTTTCGATCCGCGCGAACTTCCAGACGTATTGCTTCCGGTGCTCGGCACTCAATGAGGCGAACGTCTCGGACGTGTCGAAAAACCTAATCAGGTCAGTTAGCGTTTTGCCGCCGCGACGCCGTTTCTTCTTTTCGGCCTCTGCGTAGCTCTCGACCAACCGGCTTTCGTCCAGCGGCTCGCCGGTGGCTCGGTGGTACAAATACACGCGGACCGAACCATCAGCGAGCTTCATTGCAACCCGCTTGATGCCTTTGAGCTTAAGCGGCTTGCGTTTTATTCGCGGCATTCTCAGCCTTCCATCGCTGATAGGGCGATAGCTCGCCCGATCCTGTCACAAGGCCCGACGCGCGGTCTAGGGCTTGGTCGATCGCCTTGCGGTCCCATCGGTTCGTGCCTGGGATGGCATCAGGGACGATGCCCTTTTTGCGCCACTGGTCGAAAGCAGCCAGCGTTTCGCAGCCGCAGTAGGCGGCGGCTTCCTCTTTGGTCATGCCTCGTTTCATTCGACGCCTCCGCACATCGGGCAGGGCAGATCGTCGTCGTAGATCTCCCGCAAGTGGAAATGCTCGTGCTCAAGCAATCTGAGAAGTTCGCGGGCGGCGTCGTCCGGAGAAGTCTTTGAGCGATCGAACTTCCGCAGGAAGTCTGCTATCTTGTCCTCCGGACGCATCAAAACCCCTTCCATTTACTGATTTCTGCCGTTGCCCTGCGCTGCGGGGCGGCCGGCTCGAAGCCGCGGCTTTTGATCTTCTGGCGCGGCTTGCTGAGCCCAAGATGCGCCTTGCGCTTCCGGTACACGCGCGATTTCTCGGCGACGTCCTGGCGGGTCTTTTCCTTGTGCGGCTTGCCGCGCAGGATCGGCGCCATATTGCTTTCGCGGTTCTCGCCGCCGTTGATCAGCGCAATGACGTGATCGACGTCCCAGGCATCGCCGGGCCGTATCAGGATGCCTGACCAATGGCACCGGCCGCCGTGCTTCGTGAAGATCCTGACGCGGACGTGGGGCGGTGGCCGGCTGTCTGGCGTCTTGCCGATCCACTCTGGTACGCTGCGGGCGGTGTCGCTCATTGCGGTGCGGCCTCGTCCAGCATGATTTCGAGGGGCAGGCGAGGGAAGCGCTTCGATCCCTTCGGGGGCATGAACTGCGCCAGATACTTTCGCTGCTCCTCGCACCAAACCCGGTACGCGAATCCGGATCGTCGCGCGAACGGGTAGTTGTCGCGCAGCAGCTTCACGCGCTCGCAGAACGGCGCGTCCTTCGGTAGATCGGCGGTCAGCTCCGCGATGATGCCCTTTGCGGTGTCGCGCCATGTCATGCCGCGTTCTCCTTCTTCGCTCGCGGTTCGCTCCACTCCACAGGGGGCGTTTGCTCGGCGCCCCAGGCGAGCATGAACTCGATGAGGTCGGACATTTCCCGAACGCCGAGATCGCTGCTCGACTGCCCGTAGGGGATGAAGCCGGCGCCATTCAGCGCCGGAATGAACTCGTGCTCATGTCCGAGCGCGCGCAGAAAGATCACCTTCCACTGGTCAGTGGTCCACTTGCGGCCCTCAAGCGTCTTCTGCCGGGCGATATCGGTTAGCATCGCCCATAGCCGGCTGTTCTGATCGAGGGTGCGCTGAGGCTCCTTGAACTCGACGCGCGTTCCTGCTGGCACGCGCATGATCCAGTCGATAGCCTTCTGGCGGACGGCGCGGGAGTTGAGCACTAACAGGGCGCGGTTCGTCATCACCCGATCTCCCTGAGCGCGATTTCGCGTGCGTTGTTGAGCTGCGCCATTTGCTCGGACGTGCCGCCCTTGTCAGGATGCCGTTCGCGGGCGAGGTCGCGGTATCGGTTCTCGATCGTCGCGCGGCTGATATTGGCCGGTGGGACGTTCGCGAGGTCGAGGACGTCCCGCCAGTGCTGGCCGGCCGGCGCCGGAAGCGCCTGAAACCCGGTGAACGTGGCTCGGACCAGCGCCAGCGTGCCATGGCGCAATTCGGTGCGCCTGGCCTCGATGATGTGGTGGATAGCCTGCAGGTTGGCGGCCGGGCTGTCGTAGCGATCGACCGGAATGCAGACTTGCAAGCCGTCCCAGGAGAACCACACGGCCACGCCAGGATCGCCCGGGCGCTTGCCCGTGTTGGCGGTCAGCGGGTTCATGTCGATGTTGCTGGACAACACCGGCTGCTCGATCTTCTTGCCGCTGTCCTTCGCGAACGCCTCAAGGCTCTTGCGGACGTTGCTAAGCGCGGTGTCGAAGTTCGTGCGGAATGCGCCACCGGCGCGGCCCGACTTCCATCGGGGAAAGCCTGCCGGCCAGTGCAACGGGTAAGCTGTAATGCTCATGCCGCCAGCGCCTCGCCGCGCCGCTGGATCTCGGCCACGATCGCGTCGAGTTCGGCGTTGAAGCGATCGACTTCGGTCGCGAGGCTCTGGATATACTTTTCATCGCGGTAGGCCCGCTTCTTGAACAGAGGGATGCCGCGGTAATAGACGGCGGCGTCCCACCATTCGCGTTCGGTGATCCAGAGCGTTCCTTGCACCTGGGCGATGTGCTCGCGCGGAAACTCGTCTTTCAGCATCAACTCAATGAGCAGGTGCGGCAGCTTGGTCTTGATCTCAAGCCCGCCGTCGTCGCCGATCAGGCTGTCGGGCGAACAGCCGACGCGGCCATTTCGGATGAAGCCGACGCGGCGCAGATCGGCACCGGTCTGGAACTGGTACAGATCGCGGGCCTCGGGCTCCATCGCGTGGCCGCGCTCGGTGTGCTCATTGCCGCTCCAGCTTTGATCAGGCTCGCCGGTGATGATCTCTCCAGCGATTTTCAGCATGTAGCTGCGGCGGGTCTTGCCTTCGCCCTTTGCGAGGATCTGAGAGAAGCAAGAGGCCGTCGGGATGCCCATGCGGGCGCGGTGCCACTCGGTGGAGTTCTGCTCAACGTCGAAGATCTCGATTGCCATTGTCGAGCCTCAGTAGGTGATAGACAGGTGGGGGATGCGGCCGGCGGTGATGGCGTCAATCAGGCGGTCGGCTACTTCCGGCGCGACCAGTTCCGCGGCGAGGAACTGCCTGATCTCAGCGTGCACCTTGTCGCGCCGGCGCTTGTTGTCGGCGCGCTTTCGCTCCGCGGCCTCGCGCTCGGCGGTCTCGGCGGCGACGCGGGCGCGCTCCCGCTCGACGGCCAGTGCGGCGGCTTCCTCGGCCTGCTGCTTTGCCTTGGCCTCCTGCTCGGCCTTCCAGGCGGCGAGCTGCTCCGCGCGCTCGCGCTCCTGTTGCTCGGCATGGGCCTTGCGTTCGGCCTCTGCCTGCTCCTGGGCGACCCGCAGGCGCTCGGCGGCGTCTGCGGCGTCGCGCTCGGCCTTCTCGCGCCGCAGGGCTTCCAGCTCGGCGCGTTCGGCCTCTGCCTGCTCTGCGGCGGCTAGAGCCGCTTCCAGTTTGGAAAGGGCTTCGCTCGCTGCGGCTTCGGCGCGTTCATGGAATTCCTGCCAGTCGCGCCGGCAAAGCTTCCGGACGTGCTCGATCGCAGCGCCGATGTCGGCCGGCGTGCGGTAGATGCCTCGCCCTTCGCCGCGCCCGGCCTCCACGATGGCAACCAGCGCATTTTCGTGGCCGCTGATGCGGTTCGCCTCGGCTGCCTCCCAATCGTCCACCGGGCGGCTGATCTCGGCCTTGAGAGCGTCCAGGCGGTCGCGAACGGTCTTTCGCTCGGCGTCGATCGCCGCCGACTGTTTCTTGATCTCGGCGACGTGTTCCTTGCCGATGTCGTCAAGGATGGTCTTGGAACGGGCAACCTTGTAGGCGACCGATCTGACGTGCTTACGCCCGGCCTCGGTGGTGGCGTCGAACGCCTCGGCGCGAACCTGTGCCTCAATCGCATCAACGATCTGCGCGATGTTTCCGGTACCGAACAGGTCGGCGGCGGTCAGCGCAGGCGTCCCCGCCGGCGGCTCAAGGATGCGATCGAGAGTGACGATTGCGTTCATGCGGTCAGCCCTTCTTGAACTTTGCAATGATCATGGCGGCGGCGGCGTAGTCCGTCGCCGGGATGTCCTCGATCCGCTTCCGCTTCACGGCGGCGAGAAACGCGATTTCGCTGGCGCCCTTCGCCTTGATCTCGCTGCGCAGGAAATCGGCTTGATCGGGAGTGATTGAGCCGGCCGGCGGGACGTATGCCGGCTCTGCCGGGGCTCCGCCGCGGCCGTCGTCATCGTCCTTGCGCGACGCGAGGCCAAGCGACGCCATGAGCGTGATCCGCTCCAAGTACGAGGTAGTAGATTTGACCCCTTGAATGGGGGTCTTGCCGTCGGACGTGTCGGCGTCGGCCGATAGGCTGTTCTCCTCGCAATGACCGTCACGGTGCGAGATGATGCAAGTAACGGTTACCGGCTCGCCCGGCCTGCCGGCGAGCTTCCAGCGGTGCGAAAGCCCGTGCTTAGCGAGGATTGGCACAACGGTATCAACGACCTGGGCCAAATCCTCATGCCAATAGCTCGTCTGCCTTCCGGCCTTGTTGTCGTAGCTGGCGAGCTTGTTCTTTTCGATGATCGGGAGATCAGCTTTCGCGTCAGCAAGAGCGTTGCCGAACGCTTTGCGGGCGGCGAATGCCTCCATCTCCTTCATCAGCGCGACGGCTTCGCGGTACATCTCGACGTTGCCGGTCGCGAGCGCTGCCGCAACGATGTCCATCGGCGAGTGTACGGCGGGCGCAGCAGGCGGGGCCGCGGCGGCGCGTCGGGTCACGCGCAACGGCCTGACGATTTCGGTTTGGGCGTTCATCAGTTGGCGTCCTCCTGGTGGGTCTGATTCTCGCGTTCGATGGCGCGATCGAGTTGGTGAAGTGCCAGCGCCACGCGGGCTCGCGCTTCGGCGAGGGTGGCGGCCGAACCTGGGAACACGGTCGGCATCGTCAGCGCGGCGGCGAGGCCGTCGCAGTCGTGAGCGATCCAGTCGGCGTACAATTCGGCGCGGGTGGCTCGGGCATTCTCGCTCGCGAGGGCGCGGGATAGCTGCGGATCGACGGCGTTCATTTGCGGCGGGCCTTCTTCTCGGTTGCGGGAATGCGGATCAGCTCTCCGCGGAGGATCGGATAGTCGCCACCCCACGTGGCGGCGCGGCTCCTGGCGCTCTCGATGCGGTCCGTTCGCTTGATGCGCGCGACGATCTCTCGCGCGCTCTGGCCCCGCTCGAACGCGCGCAGGTAGTGCCCAACGATCCAGTTGAACCGGCTGGAGGCCAGGGCGACGCGCGCCGATCGCGGCAGACGGTCGAAATAGTCCATCATCCGCGCCTCGTAGCGGCGCACCGAAAGAGCGTTGCCGTTGCTCATGCTCCGGCCGCCATCGTGCTAACGACGGATGCGCGGTGGCATTCGAAGCAACGCGCCTCGGCGAAGCTGCGCGCGTTCTCCGGTACGGGTCCAGGCCCGACATACGCGCCATTGGTCGAGCGAATGCCAATTGTTCCGGTCCCGTTGCAGTGCTCGCAATGGGATGCCTTCGATCGCTTCGGCGCCGGATCTTCCCCGCCGAGGGCTTCGATCTGATCCAATGCGTCGTTGATAGCCCGGCAGTAATCAGCCTCTGCCTCGGTGCTCGGCACGCCGCCGAGCGCGTTGATCGCTTCCCACGCAAGGTCGAGAGGAGTGATAGGCATGACGGTCAGTCCTTCATGGTGGTGGTGATGGTGGAAATCAGACCATCGAAATCGGCCATGATGAGCTGGCTTGCGTTTCGGTGGGCGGTGTCGGGATCAACGCCGCGGCGCCGCTCGTCCCCGTAGTAATTGGCGAACGCCTTCGCGCGCATCATCGCAGGATCGGCCGCCGGCCTCGTGCGCCCGTGCGGCTTCTTGAAGGGGATGACGTTGCTTTTCACCACGACGTCACCCCGAACAGTCCTGCGATTGCGGGGATGGCGAGCCAAAGCCAGAGCGCAACACCGGAGATGGTGAGGGCGATTAGTCCAGCTCGTTTCAAGGCGGATTTCATAGCTGTTAGTTCCTGTCAGGCGGCGAGGGGGAGGGCGACGCTTTCCGGCTGGTACCAGTGCCAGCCGCGCTCGCGGATGAGGTTTCGGGTGATGCGGACGCGGTCCCATGCCCAGCGGATCGCCTCCGCGAAGAACTGCGAATAGGGGACAGCGAGTTGATCGCGGGGGTCTTGCCGAGCCGACCACTCGGCATATTCAGCAGCCCGGCGCCGCGCCTTCTGGTGCGCCGCTCGCATCACGTTGCGCAGCGAAACCGATCCATCAGAGAGGATCAGGAAGTCAGCCGGATTGGTGAACTGGTCAGTGGGCATCGGTTTCCCCTGGGTTATGGGGAAACAATAACGTAGGTTATCACACTGTCAATAAGGAAGGTTATCGTTCCGGGCGCGGCAATAACCGCGGCGCGCGGGCCACGGCAGCTAAGTCAATGCGATATCGGAGTTAATGTCCGAAGCGGACAGGGCCGAAAATTTCGAAGAATGCGACGACGAGCGCGATTAGCGCCATGCAGAGCAGGGTCATCCGGCCGCGTGACATCATCGCCGCGGGGCCTCTTAAAGCCGCTTCAGGCCCCACAGCACGCGCCCGACAATGTGGATCTCGTCGGCCCCGACGTCCTCGCTATCATGCGCCTTATTGTCGGAGATGATCCGGATAGTCGGCGGCTCGCCGCGGCGAAGCACCTGCAACCGCTTTACAACGATGGTGCCGAACTGGTCGCGGATTGCATAAATTCCATCGGGTGAGGGCACGCGGTGTCCGGTGTCGATGATCACCCGATCGCCGGACAGAATCGTGGGCGCCATGCTGTCGCCCTGGGTCTCAAGGATCTGAATGCGGCTCTCCGGAGCCCGCAATTCCTCGCGCAGAAACCGGGCCGGGAAGTGCCATGCTTCCTCTTTCACCGGATCGCTGTAGCGGCCATTATGCACGACTTCGCGGCCCTCAACGCTGCCGCCGCCGCCCATGCCGGCTCGCACGTCGATTTCAAGGATGCCCGATGTCGGCCGGTGGTTGTTCACGTCGCCGGCGCTCGAAAACGGCGCCTGGCTCTCCGCGGCGCCGAGCTGATCAAGCGATTCGTCGAGATGCTGCAGGTCCAGGCCAAGCACCTGCGCAATCTTCGGCAGGTGCTTTGATTTGACCGTTGATCCGCCCTCGATCTTCCGAATGGCCGGCTGAGATATGCCGACCCGGTCCGCCAGATCCTTTTGGGACCAGCCCTTTTGCTCTCTCGCTTGGCGGATGATGTTACCGGGTTCCATATCATAAAATATATAACCGCGGTTATCGGCCGTCTCGATAACAATAGTGCTTGCCTTCCGATAACAAATGTTATCTAGTTGGCGCATGATTACGAAATCTCCGATCGAGCAAGCAATCGACCTTGCGGGTTCAGAGGCGAAGCTGGGCGCCCTGAGCGGCTATTCGCAGGTCGCTATCAACAAGGCGAAGCGGTGCGGGAAAGTGAGCCCGAGAATGGCGCTCGCTATCGAACGCGGCCTGAACAGTCGCGTCACCCGCCAACAGCTTTGCCCCGAGATTTTCGCGGGGCTGGTTACTTCCGAGAGCGCGGCGTGACCACGTATCCAAATTCGGACTGCCCGGCGGAGGGTGATCCGATCGGCCAGCGGTGGGGCCGGTTTCCAGAAAGATTGCCTGGGGCTTCCGTCGGGTTCGCGCGCGTTGATGGGCGGCGCGAAGACATTGCATCCCTTCAAGGCAATCAACCACCGCACTCATTCATCCCGCTCGCGTGCGGCGTCCAGAACGAGCGGATTAGTTCGGCCATGCGCGCGTCAATCTCCGCGCGCTCGCCGCTCGAACGCAGCGATCCGCTGCAAGCCGCGTTGGACGTATTCGCGGTGCTGGTTCTGCTCTGCTTCGGTGCGCTGCTTCTCTGCGCCGTCGGGTTCGCGTTCTTCATCTGGCTGTTTCTGGTTCTGCTGTGATGCGAGGCGGTCGATTAGCGCGGCTGCAACCGTGCCGATCGGTCGGAAGGTGAAGGGTTCGTTGTCGTTATGTGCGTTCCTCATGGGAAGAATTTGAGCCGCGAGGATTCCAGATGTTGGAAAAGTTTTCCGGGTGGGGCGTGAACCATGCGTGAAGAAATAGCCGAACTAGCAGGTCCTCGAATGTGGGGCGACACGCGGCAGAGTTGGCTTTCCAGAGTGCCCAGGGCGGTCAAGCGGGTACTAGGGACGACAGGGGAGACGGTCTCTTACCGGGCGATCAAATCGCTCTGGTACGGGGAAATAACAGATCCGGAGCATCACGCCGCGCGCGATGTCCGCAGGGCCGCGCAAATTGTTCGGGCGCAAAAGAGCGCGTCCGAGCTGGCATCACACTTCGAAAACCTGATTGGTGGGGTTAATGCGGCGGACGGTGCGAATCTATATCGCGATGAAATTGCTAGACTTGAGCGGGTGGTTAGCCTCCTGCGCGGTCAGTCTAGCGCCGGAGATTGCTCCGGCACCTAAAGACAATCCTGCACGTGGGGGCGTGCGGGATGCTTACTGAAACGCAGCTTAAGGCAGCGGAACAGCGTAAGCGGTTTCACGCGAGCATCGCGGCCAGAGCCGCGGCGCTCGCGCCAGCCGTGGCCGCCCCGGCGCCCGTTGTCGAAGCGCCGGCCGCGCCGCCGGCATCCGTACTCCCTGCGTCGGTTCTCCAGCCGACGCGGGTTGCGCCATCTGAGGCGCGCGAGGTCGTCACGGTAGAGCCGCGTTCGCTTTATGCGCGCGAGATCGTCTCTGTGGTCGCAACGTATTTCGGCGTCACCGTTGGAGAGATGAGGGGAGCGCGGCGCACGGGGACGCTGATCACGCCGCGCCATGTGGCAATGTACCTCGTTAGCGATACGTGCCCGCATCTGAGCCTGCCGGCAATCGGGCGCTTCTTTGGTGGGAGGGACCACACCACCATTCTTTACGCCGTTCGCAAGGTTGATGGGATGCTCAATGACGGCGGCAAGGTCGCTGCCGCAATTATCGAGCTTCGTGGCAAGATTGCCGAACTCGCGCGGCTGCCTGTGGCGGTTAGTGAAATCGAGGAGGATGAAGATCAGGATGCTCGTCCGGTCGCATATCCCTCGATCGAGCGCGTGCAACGGATTGTCGCGCGCTATTATCACCTGACAACCGAAGATTTGGTTGGGCAGCGCCGCGAACGCCATGTTCGCCATGCCCGCGCCGTCGCGATCTATCTTTCTAGAATGCTGACGGACTACTGCAACGCTGCGATCTCCGAGAAATTCGGATCGCGCCGGCACACAGGAACTGTGTCTTGCTACGTCGAGAATGTCTCAGCGCAGCTCGGTGAGTGCTCCAGGCTCGCCGCGGACATTCAGGCGTTGACCGATCTTATCAAATCGGGATGCGGGTAGATGTGGCCGGTGTCCGACATGGCGCAATCCGAGATTGCGGGGGGTCTTCCAGTTGAGGGGGGCGGCGTGATCGAGCGCGGCAAGACATTGCGGGCGGCAACGCTCGAACTCGGCGAGGCATCGCAGGATCGCGACGTCGTCATTGACGGTGCAATCCTTGCTCTCTGGAACAACGGTCTCGATACCTATGACATCGCCCGCAAGCTATCGATGTCGGAGACAGTCCGCGAGAGCGACGTGGCGAACCGGCTGGCGCGGCTCCGGGACGGGCAGGCTAGCTGATGATTGCCGCACTCTTCGTCGAACGGAATGGCTGCTACTTTGGCATTCCGGACGTCGATCCTTGGGACATCTGGCGAGATGCGAGGTGCTATGCAGGCCCGCATTCCGTCGTCGCGCATCCGCCGTGCGAGCGCTGGGGGCGATACTGGCATGGATCACCCCGCAAGCCTCATCAGTTCAAGTTGGGGCAAGACGGCGGATGCTTCGCCGCGGCGTTGACCGCAGTTCGTAACTTCGGCGGCGTAATCGAACACCCAGCGTACTCCAGTGCTTGGCGATGGTTTGGCTTGGATACGCCGCCGCAGGCCGGTGGCTGGGTGATGGCTGACAGCTTCGGCGGGTTCACGTGCCACGTTGAGCAAGGGCATTACGGCCACATGGCACGCAAGGCAACTTGGCTCTATGCAGTTCGCACGGACCTTCCTGACTTGGTTTGGGGGCCGTCGCCTCAGCGGCTCTCACCAATCGCTCTTGAGCGTCATGGTTACGAGAAGGCTAGGCGGTCGGGCGTCATGGCCTACATTGGTGGAAAGAACAAAGCAGCGATTAGAGCTGCCACACCAATCGTGTTCCGCGATCTGCTCTTGTCGATCGCACGTACAGCATCGGAGCCGATGATTGAGGCGGCCGAATGATGCCAGCTGTTCAGATCTCCATGACGCGGACGGGCCCGGACGAATTCAAGGTACTCGCTCAATCGCATCGTACGATTTTGCGCTCCTCGGTCCTGACGCGCAGCGATGCTCTTGGTCTGCTCGCGCGCGAACTTGATGCGCTCGAAATCTGCCCGGCGGCATGGTCGCCGGAGTGCTTGCGTACAACTGAGATTTAGACAGGGGCCGCGGGGCAAGCCGCGGAAGGTGGCTGCGTGAGCCGTTGGTTTCGAATGTATGACGACGTGATCAATGATCCGAAGGTGATGCGGCTTGAGCCCGCGTTACGGTGGCATTGGGTCGCCGTGCTGTGCGTCGCGTCGAAGGGCGGCGGCGTCGTTCCGGAGGCCGGTGATGTGGCATTCGCTCTGCGGATGGGAGAAGGCGAGGCGGCTGCAATTCTCTCGTCCCTGCTCGCCGCTGGGCTCCTCGATCGCGGCGAGGGCGGCGCCCTAATCCCGCACAATTGGGGCGAGAGGCAATACCAGTCGGATAGCTCGGCCGAACGGATGCGCCGTCACCGTGACAAGCAGCGAGCGGCGAAGGCCTCCGGTTGTGACGTTGCAAGTGACGTCACCGGTGACGTTTCGAGTGACGGTCGAGGTGACGTCACAGGTGACGGAAGTTGTTACGTCACAGAGACGGCGCAGAACAGAACAGAAGCAGAGACAGAGAAGAAAGATTCTCGGTCGATCGTGTCCGATCGCCCGGCGCGTGCGCCTTCTCGGTTCGATGAGTTCTGGAAGGCGTACCCGCGGCGCGACGGACCTAACCCGCGGAAGCCGGCGGAAACGAAATTCGAGGCACTTGTGAGGACCGGTCTCGATCCTCAGACGCTTATCGACGCCGCGCGGAAGCTCGCGAGCGACGAAACCGCGCGCGGCAACATCGGAACGCGGTTCATTCCGCAGGCGCAGACCTGGCTCAATCAACAGCGCTGGTCGGATCACGCCGCGGTTGCGGCGCTGCAGGGGATCGAGGGCGGCGGGATGACGGTTGAACAGGCGCTCGCGCAGTTCGCGCGGTTCGGCGTTTGGTCGCGCCACGCGCCTTGTCCGGAGCCGGGGAGCCTCGGTTGCACGATCCCGGCTGAACTGCTGGCGAAATACGGCATCGCTCCTGATGGGTCGCGCTCGCGGCCCGGTGAGGCGGCCTAGTTCGTGTTGCGTAGTTGTTATTCACCCTCTCCACTGCGCCGCGCGCGGTTAGTAGTTGCGGCGCAGTGGTGAATTGCGGATTGATGATCGCACCTGATCGGCGCCGCGGCGCTCTGCAAAGCCGGATGGCCGATCTGGTGTGTGGTTGCGTACTTCCTGGGGTGGGGGCTCGGCGAGGCCCGGTGCAGCGTTCACGCCGCTGTGCCGGGCCTCGTTCGTAAAGGGGTGATGCCGAATTTCTGGCGAATGCCGGGGACTGCGCGAGAAGCCGCACATGACGGGACGCGCGGGACGATCCGGTTAGTAGGCCCAGCCGGCGGGGCAATGCGCCGGCACAAATCCGCGAAACGTCAGCGGTGGCCCACGAAACCCGCCACGTACAGGGTAGCGGCCTAAGAGCGGCGTGACGGGCGGAGAGAGAGCCGCAAACCAGCTTCGCGGGGGCGCATGTCGATTGCTGATCTGAAAACGCGGCTCGCTGATGTTCCCGGCATTTCCAGTCTGATCATGAACATCGACGGCGGCCGAATCCTGCTGCGCTGGGGCGCAGGGGCCTCGTCCTATTCCGCGTCGGTGCCGAATGGCGCTTCTGACGCCGACGTTGAGGACGCCATTCGCGCGGCGATCAAGCTCCCGTCGGTCTCGCTGATTCCGGAGAAGTCGGCTGCGGCCGATGTCCAACCTCAAGGGGGTGCAATGTCCGTCACCGGTGCCGGCGCAGCCGGTCAGTCGCTTCGCGAGCTGATGGAAGGCCACAGGCGCACGTTGGAAGATCTCACGGCCGCGCACATGGACAAGATGCGCGAGGGCTTCGCCAAGCAACTGCAGGGCGTCCAGGCGCTCGGCCGTCTCGCCGACAAGGTGCACGCCGAGGGCGACGAATTCCTGGCGCTCATCGGCCAGTACACGAACGACTTGGAGGGCTGACCATGTCGTGGCTGTGGGCTGGCTTCATGTTGAAGCTCGTGGCGGTGCTGGTGGACGTGGCGATTTCGGCCACGGTGGCGGTGGCCGTCTTCCTCTTGGTCGTTTCCCTCACGCTCGGAACGAGGAAGCGCAAGCACGCTCGGGCGGGCAAGCCCGGTCAGGTGCGCTGACCCGCTATGGCTGCTCCTCTCGGCAACAGGTTTTGGGAAGCCAGAAGCTCGCACGGTCGAAAGCCCGTGTTCGAGGTCCCGAACGAACTGTGGATGGCCTGCTGCGAGTATTTCGCCTGGGTAGAGGACAATCCTCTGCTCGAAACCAAGGCATTCGGCTCTAAGGACGGTCCGCAGACGATCGAGCTTCCCAAGATGCGGGCCATGACCATCTCAGGTCTCTGCATCTTCTTGGATATCTCCCGTCAGGCGTGGTCGGAATATCGCTCGCGGGATGGTTTTGTTGACATCTGTGCGCGCGTCGATGACGTGATCAGGACGCAGAAGTTCGAGGGCGCCTCGGCCGAACTGCTCAATCCGGCGATCATCGCCCGTGATCTCGGCCTCGCCGACAAGTCAGAGTACAGCGGACCGGATGGCGGGCCGTTGAAGACCGAGACCATTAAGCGGGTCGAGCTCGTCGCAGCGCCATTCCCTCCTAATCATCCGGCGAACCGCGCCGATGGCTAGCTGCCCGCAAATCCTGATGCCTCCGAAGCTCGTCCCGGTGTTCGAGGGCGAGGCGATGTACCGCGGCGCCTGGGGCGGTCGTGGATCAGGGAAAACCCGCACGTTTGCCACGATGTCGGCTGTGCGTGGTATCGACTTCGCGCAGGCCGGCATGGATGGCGTGATTGTCTGCGGCCGTGAGTTCATGAACTCGCTCGCGGACAGCTCGTTCGCAGAGGTGAAAGCGGCGATCCTCTCTAAGCCGTGGCTCGCAGAGCGTTACGACGTCGGCGACACGTACATTAGGACCAAATGTAGGCGGATCAGCTTCGTTTTCGTCGGATTGCGGCACAATCTGGACAGCATCAAGTCAAAAGCGCGCATTCGGCTGTTGTGGGTCGATGAGGCTGAGCCGGTCTCCGATGAAGCCTGGAACATCACAATCCCGACCGTGCGCGAAGAAGGGTCGGAGATCTGGCTGACCTGGAATCCGGATCGGAAGGCGAGCGCGACGAATAAGCGCTTTCGTGAAAACCCGCCAGCGGGCGCGAAAATCGTTGAGCTGAATTGGCGGGATAATCCCTACTTCCCGGAGATCCTGAACCGGACGCGGCTCGATGACAAAGCCAACCGGCCCGACCAATACGGCTGGGTGTGGGAGGGCGAGTATCGCTCCGTGGTGGCCGGCGCCTATTACGCGAAGGCTCTGACGCAGGCGAAAGAGCAGGGGCGGATTACGTTCGTTCCCCTCGATCCGCTCATGCAGGTGCGCGCCTATCTCGATATCGGCGGTGCCGGCGCCAAGGCGGACGCTGCGGCGATCTGGATTGTTCAATTCGTCGGCCAGCGGATCAACGTCCTCGATTACTACGAGGCGCAGGGCCAGCCGCTCGCGACGCACGTCGCATGGATGCGGGAACGCGGCTGGGGCAAGGCGCTGGTCGTTCTGCCGCACGACGGTGCGCAGACCGACAAGGTGCACGCCACGTCCTACGAAAGCGCGCTGCGCGAAGCAGGGTTCGATGTGATCGTGATCCCGAACCAGGGCGCCGGCGCCGCCGCCGCGCGGATCGAGACGGCACGCCGACACTTCCCGCGGATCTGGTTCAACGCCGAAACGACGGAAGCGGGGCGCGACGCGCTCGGCTGGTACCACGAAAAGCGATCGAACGATGATCGCAACATCGGCCTCGGCCCGAACCACGATTGGAGTTCTCACGGCTCCGACGGCTTCGGCCTGATGGCAATCCATTACGACCAACCCAACGGGCCGCCGCCGCCGCGGCAGCCCTACAGCGGGCGGCGCAACTCGGGCGGCGGCGGATCTTGGATGGCGGCATGACCAAACCCGTTCTGTGCCTCGACTTCGACGGCGTGCTGCACAGCTACATGAGCGGATGGCAGGGCGCCGATGTGATCCCTGACCCGCCGGTGCCTGGCGCATGGCGTTTCATCGCGCAGGCGCAAGAGGAATTCCGCGTCGCCATCTTCTCAAGCCGGACGTCTCAGCCGGGCGGTCTCGCAGCGATGCGCGTCTATGTGTGGGGCGGATTGCTCGAGGAATTTGGCCCCGACGCGCTCGACGTTTTCGAGCTTATCGAATGGCCGCTGGAGAAGCCACCGGCGCTCGTCTCCATCGATGATCGCGCACTGACCTTCGATGGCTCCTGGCCGTCGGTGGCGAGTCTGCGCCGCTTCCAGCCCTGGAATAAGCGCAAGCCGATCGCCGACGAAATGGCGGTGACGGTCGATCGCGAAGCCGGGACGATCGAGATTTGCGGCGTCCGATACGAGTTCGACGTGTTCCGCTTCCTCGGCCTCGGTGAGGTCGGCCGCGCGTATCGGCTGGTTGGCCGCCGCGATGGCGTTGTGACGCTTGAATTTCTCGATGGTGACGGTGCGGACGCCGTCACCTGTGACGTCACAGTGACGCAACACGCCGCAAAGCTGGAGAGCTGACGGATGATCGACGTTGAGCAGGACAACGACGCGAGCGGTTCGGAATCGGCCGCGCGCAAACGGGTAGGCGACGCCGACGCGATCTTTCGCAAGCTCAAGGGCTGGTTCAAGCGCGACTATGACAGCGAGGGGCAAACCCGCTGGCGTCGCGAGGCCCGCGAAGACTTCGATTTCGAGGCGGGTGAGCAACTGACTGCGGAAGACAAGCAGGCGCTGCAAGACCTGCGGCGCCCAGTGGTGATCTTTAATCAGGTCGGCACCTACGTTGACAGCGTGGCCGGGCAAGAGGTCGCCAATCGGCAGGAGGTCCAGTTCATCCCGCGGAACGCCGGCGACGTGAAGAAGAACGAGCTTCTGACGTCGGCGGCGATGTGGTTCCGCGATCAGTGCGACGCCGAGGACGAGGAAAGCGACGCCTTCCGCGATCTCGTCGTGTGCGGCATGGGCTGGACGGAAACCCGGCTCGACTATGAGGACAACCCGCAAGGCGATCCGAAGATTGAGCGCGTCGATCCGCTCGAAATGGTGTGGGACAGCTCGGCGAAGAAGCGCAACCTTATCGATCGGCGCCGGCAATTCCAGATCCGCCGGAATATCACGCTGGACGAGGCCCGCGCCTTGTGCCCCGGCGATCCGGATAACCCGTTCGAGGATGAGGACTACAACGCTTCCTGGGTCGATGACCGCGGAGACGATGGCACGCCGCAAGAAAACGACGGCCGCCACTACGACAAGGAGCAGCGCGGAGAGCGCGACGCCGACGACGAGTGCGTGACGCTCGTCCGTGCTCAATGGATCGAGCGCGTACCCTGCTGGTTGGTGCTCGATCCCTTCGACCAGGCCGGGCAGAACATCCTGACGTTGGGCGAGGACGAGTACCGCGAGCTCGGCAAAAAGATGAAGATCGCCGGCGCTCCGATGCCGAAGGCCGTGAAGCAAACCCGCAAGGTCTATCGGCAAGCGTACCTCGGCAATGTGCTGCTCGAAATCGGCGACGCGCCGGTGAGGGGGCGTTTCTCCTTCCAGTGCATGACCGGCAAGCGCGATCGGAACCGGAACACCTTCTTCGGCGTCGTGCGCGCGATGAAAGATCCGTCTCGCTGGGCCAACAAGTGGCTGATGCAGACGATGCACATCATGAACAGCACCGCGAAGGGCGGCATTGCCGTTGAGCGGGGCCAGTTCTTCGACGACGACGACGCCGGCGCGGAAAGCTGGGCGAAGCAGGATCAGGTGACGTTACTCAAGCCGGGCGCGCTGGGGCAAAACCCCAAGATGATGGCGAAGCCGTCGGCTCAATTCCCGCAGGGCTCTTTCGAGCTGATGCAGTTCGCATTCGGCGCGATGGGGCGAGTGTCCGGAATCAACCTGGAAGCGGTCGGGATGCAGACCGGCTCCGGACAGGCGGCCGCGCTCGATCTCCAGCGCAAGCAAGCCGTCATGACGCTGATGCAGCCGCTATTCGACGGGCTCCGGCGCTATCGGAAAGAGCAGGGCCGCGTTCTGCTCTACCTGATCGAGAACTATCTGTCCGACGGACGGTTGGTGAAGATCCAGGGGCCGGAAAACGCGCAATATGTCCAGTTGGTCCGGTCGTCCTACGCCGACGACACCGCGCAGGGCTATGACGTCATCGTTGATGAGGCGCCGACGTCTGCCAACCAAAAGGAAGCCACCTGGGCGATGCTGCAACAGATCCTGCCGGTGATCGGCAAGATGCTGCCGCCGGCGACGTGGCTTGCTCTGCTCAAATACTCGCCGCTTCCGACTTCGGCGCAGAAGGACATTTCGGACAGCATCCAGCAGGCGCAGCAGGGCGGCGACCCCGAGCAGCAGAAGCGCGACGCCGAACTACAGTTCGTTCAAGCCAAGCAGAAGGCGGACATCGACGCGCACAAGGCGCTGACCGCGGCCCGCGTCGATGGCATCCGCCAAGAGGCCGCGGCCAAGCGCGACGCCGATATGGAGCACGCCCGGCACAAGGCCGTGATGGACGGTCTGACGGCGCCGTTCGTCGGGGCCGGGCCGGATGGTCAGCCTGTCCAGATGCAGGGCCAGGAAGGCGGTCAAGCGGCGCTGATCATGTCGTTCCTGGCTGAGATGCGCCGCGACATGAACACGCTGGCAGCGGCCATCAACACGCCGAAACAGCTGATCCGCAACGAGCAGGGCGACATCGTGGGCATCGTTCCCATGCAGCAGGGGTAAGAGATGGCGGCTTTCAACAAGTTCGATCAATTTGTTCAGGATGCGTTTCACGGCGTCCATAATCTCGGATCTGATGACATCGCGGTCATGCTCTCGAACGTTGCGCCGGTGCGCACGAACAAGGTCAAGGCGGATATCACCGAGATCGCTGCCGGTAACGGCTACTCAGCGGGCGGCATCATCGCCAACCGGGTTTCCTCGGGGCAGACTGCCGGGCTTTACAGGCTGACCCTCTCGCCGGTGCAATGGACGGCGGCCGACGGCTCGATCGCGACGTTCAGATACTCGATCATCTATAACAAGACGACTGCGGCAGGAAATCTGATCGGCTGGTACGACTACGGCGCTCCGGTGATCGTCACGAACGGCAACAACTTCCTCGAAAATCTCGATCAGGTGAACGGCCTGATCAACTGCCAGTAAGCGCAGATGGCCGCCTATCTCAATAATTGCCGCTTTAACGTCACTTCGGGCGGGAATTCCGATTGGGTGTTCGCGAGCACCGTTGCTGGCTACCAAAGCCCGGCGGCCGCCGGAGCCGTGAACGGGACGCCATATAAGTTCATGGCGGCGAGCACCGATCAATCACAATGGGAGATCGCAGAAGGGGCATACAGCTCCGCCACCGGCACATTCACGCGAACGACGGTGCTCTACAATTCGAACGGAACCGGCACGGCGTCAGGTCAGAGCGGAGCCGGTACCAAGATCAATTTTGCTGCAGCGCCAACGGTCGCGATTATCGGCGTGAAAGAGGATTTGATCTCGGTCGAAGAAGCTAACAGCTTCTCGGCGGCTCAAAAGGCGAGAGCCCGCGCAAATATCGGCATCGGTCAATCTACGTCCGCGCGTAGCTTCGCCATCGTGTCCTCACAGGTGTGGACGTGTCAGCGAAGCGGTCGATATCGGATCAAAGCCCTGGGTCCGGGTGGCGGCGGTGGCGGCTACGGCGGCGGCGGTGCCGTCGGCGCTGGTGGCGGCGCTGGTGGAGACTGCTGGTCAGAAGTCGATCTCGTTGTTGGAGACACGTTGACGATCACGAATGGAGCGCCAGGCGTTGGCGGGTCTCCAACTACGGGATCGGCTGGCAGTGACGGCGGCGTTACGACTGTTTCCGGCGCGAAGCTTCCAGCCACCATGGTGGCGAACGGCGGACACGGCGGTGCAGGCCGCACATCTCCGGGCGGTGTGGCCGGCGGCGGTGGTGGAACGGCTTCGGGTGGCAATCTTGTCAATATGAATGGCGCCGCAGGTCAACACGGCACTTCGATGGGCGCGGGGTGGGCATTTCCGGGATGCGGTGCGGGCACGCGGTGGGGGTCTGGTGGGATCTCTGGCGCCGAGAATGTGAACGCAAGTGGTGGCTCTGCTCAGACGTTTGGCGCGGGCGGCGGCGGCGGTGCCGAGGCCGGCGGCTCCGGTGGCGGTGTCGGTGGCCCTAGCATTGTCGAAATCGAACTAATCGAGGCGACCTAATGCCGATCTATGCTGTGATCGATAGTGCCGGTTATGTCGTCAATCGAATTGTACTTGACAAGTCGGGAGCGTGGCAGGCGCCAGAAGGTCACTCAATCATTGAGGAGACGGATCATACCTTTGAGATCGGAGGTACGCTGATCAACGGCGTATATACCCCTCCGGTGCAACCTGAACCGCCGCCGCCTTGGCCGGCAGTGCCGGAGGTGTAGCAGATGGCGCTGCTCGGATTCGACGCTCTCGGACATATCGCGCTCGGGTCTCTCCCGCGATCGGCGTTGGAGACAATAACGCTTTCGGCGGAAGCTGGGTCGTTCACCCTCGCTGGATCGGCATCCTCGGCGACGATCAATGCGGCTGGCGCCGGCGCAGCGTTCGCGCTCGCGGGTAGTGCGACGTCGTACAGAATTGGAGCCGTGTTCGCCGGTGGTTCCTATGCGCTGTCGGGCCTCTCGGCCTCGTTCCAGTTGTCGGAGGCGGCGGCGCCAGGCTCGTTCGCGCTCGCTGGTTTTCCGGAGATCGCGACCGGAATCCAAAATCCACCTACCGGCGTGTTCGCGCTGGCGGGCTACTCTGCGCCGCAAGCCGTGGTGCTGACGGGAGCGCCCGGCGCGTTCATCCTCTCGGGCGCGCCGGATGCGGTCCAACTCACTCAAACGTCGTCCGGTGGACAATTCTCGCTGACGTTTTCAGACGCGCAGCTTTCGCGGACTGGCTTCGATTACGAGTTCCAGCAAGGCGGCATCGGGCATCTGCTGCTCGATATGGAGCGGGCGAAGCAGCTCGCCAAAATCACGCGCACCATCCCGCCGCCGGTCGATCGGCGAACGCCTCCAGCACTGCGCCCTTTGGCGCGCCCCTGGAACGCTCCGACGGCTCCAGCGGTCGATGTGACGGCGATCCAGAAACAACGCATGGAAGCGGCTGCGGCCGCGGCCAGGGCGGCACGAAAGCGGCGAGACGAGGAAGCAGTCCTCTTGCTCGCCTCCTGACCTCGGAATCACCGGGGAGCGCGCGCGGCGATCCGCGCAAATCGGCTGCCGACCGTATCGGCGAAAGGGTGATTGAATGTTGGACGGCGAACAGGGCTTTGGGGCTGGTCTTTCGGCGGATGAAGAACGCTTCTTCGCGACGGGCGGTGAAAGTGCAATCCCGGGCGATAGTGACCGCGCCGGCGACGGCAACGCGGACGGCGGCGCTGGTGCTGGTGAAGGTGGCGAGCTCGGCGCCGAGGTCTCGGCGGATGGCGCCGAGGGCAGGGGCGGCGATGCGGCCGGCAAGACCGTGCCACTGTCGGCATTGCACGAAGAACGGACGCGGCGCCGGGATCTCGACGCAAAGCTGCGCGAGGCGGAACGGCAGATCGCCGAGTTCAAGGGCAAGTTCTCGGTCCTCGATCGGCTTAAGGCCGGTGATCAAGCCGGCGCCGCGGCGCCTGGAGCTGACGGCGCGCCCGATGCCGGAGCGGTGCCCAACCCGGAAGAAGACATCTTTGGTGCTGTCGCCGCGATCACGAAGCGCCTTGAGAGCGACGCCGCCGCGAAGAAGGCCGCGGACGATCACGCGAATTTCGTGAATAACTACAAGGCAGACGCGGCGCGGTTTGTGCAAACCTCGCCGGACTACATGGACGCCTATAACCATCTGCTAGGTTCGCGCGCGGCTGAGTTGCAGGCGATCGGCTACGAGGGAATGGAATTGGGGCAGGCGCTCCAAGCCGACGAAATCGCCATCGCGCAAATGGCAATTTCGAAGGGCAGGAGCCCAGCGGAATTGATCTACGCGCTCGCAAAGCAGCGCGGCTATACGCCGAAAAAGGCGGACGAGCCGGGCAAAGGGGCGGTCGCTCCCAGCGCGGCCGAACGTCTCGAGGCGATCGAGCGCGGGCAGGCCGCGAACAAAAGCCTCAACGGCGCCGGCGGCGGCCTTGGTGGCGACGACATGACCGCCGAGCGTCTCGTTTCCATGCCGATGGATGAATTCGAGGCGTGGTGCGAGAAGAACCCGGCGAAGGCCCGCCGACTGATGGGCGGCTAGTCCGCTTCGCTCCACCCCAGGGAGCAAAGGTGCCGCGCAAACCTCAATTGCGTGTTTCGGCCGGTGGTCCGTTATCCGCCTAGCCCGCTCCGAAGGCGAACAAATTCGGTGATGCGCTCGCACGCGGCGTCACGCGCGCAATCCATCACACCGAATTCAACGTCAATCGGGGCGCGATATGACCGAGACCAACTACGGGGTTAATCACCCGCTTTCCAACAAGCTTTGGGCGAAGAAGCTCAACGCGGAAGCTCTCAAGCCGACTTTCTTCGGGAAGTTCATGGGCGAGGGCTCGAACAATATGATCCAGCTGAAGACCGAACTGGATCAGAACGCCGGTGATCAGGTGACCGTCGGCCTGCGTGTCCAGCTTGAAGGCGACGGCACCACCGAAGGCCAGACCCAGGAGGGTAACGAAGAGAGCCTGACCACGTACAACGACAAGCTGACGATCAACGAGCTGATGCACGCCGTGCGCGTGAAGAACAAGGGCTCGATCGATGCGCAGCGCGTGCCGTTCAGCCTGCGAAGCGAGAGCAAGGAAGGTCTGACCGATTGGTTCGCCAATCGCTTCGACACCTGCATGGCGAACCACCTCGCCGGCAATACGCTGGTCGTCGATCCGCGCTACAATGGCAACAACGCGATCACCGCGCCCACCAACATCTACCGCAAGGGCGGTGTGGGTGACGATGCCACGATCAACGCCGACGCCACCGCGATTTTCAACCTCGGCGTGATCGATGCCTTGGTCGAGCTCGCCAAGACCACTTCCCCGCTCATCCGTCCGTTCCAGGTCGGCGGCAAGAAAAAGTACGTCATGTTCCTGCACCCCTATCAGGTGACGGACATGCGGACCAACACGAACTCTGGCCAGTGGCTCGATATTCAGAAGGCGGCGCTGGCCGGCGGCGTCGGCGACAAGTCACCGATCTATACGGGCGCGCTCGGCGAGTACAACGACGTTGTGCTGCACGAATGGGTGCGGTTGCCATCCGGCATTTCGAACGATGGCGTTGTGCAGCCGAAAACGCGTCGCGCGGTGCTGTGCGGCGCGCAGGCGGGTCTTGTCGGATTCGGCAAGGAATTTGCCAAGGGCTCCCACTTCAAGTGGGTCGAGGAGCTGTTCGACTACCAACGCGAGCTTGGCGTTTCGGCGCAAACCGTGTGGGGCATCAAGAAGGCTGCCTATAACGGCAAGGACTTCGGATCGCTGGTCGCCACCACCTACGCCGTCAAGCACACCTAAGGGCATCCCGGCGTCGTCGGACCATCGACGCCGCCGGATTCCTTCCTTCGCTCGAACGCTCTTAGAAAGGGCTCCAATGTCTCAAGGTCGCAAGAATTCGACCCAGCAGGTCGGCTATCTGCGCTTCGCGGTTGGCTACAACGATCCCGGAATTGCCGGCGGCGTCAACAAGCAATGGCTCCCGGACGGTGCGGTGATCATCGGCACCGATGTTGCTGTGTTGACCCCGTTCAACGCCGCAACCACCAACGTTCTGACTGTCGGCACCGTCGGCGATGCGCCCGATAACATCGTGGCTGCGGCCGATGTGACCGAGGGCACCGCGGGCCTGACGCAGAACATCAAGCCGACCGGCGCCGCGCTTGGGCCGCTGGCCGCTCCGAAACAGATCTATGCAACCTACTCACAGACCGGAACGGCGGCGACCGCTGGTAAGGCGATCGTCATCATCAAGTACGTCTGCGACAACGACCTCTAAGCCGGTGTTCGGCACTTGGCTTCACTTCGCGTGGGCGGCTGCTGTTCTGAGCGATCAGCCGCCGCCCACAGCTTCAATCCCTCCTGATCCGCAGGCGGTGACCAATGGCAAAGACGCTGCAAACGATGCTGGATCGGATCGCGGAGGATCTGACGAGAAGCGATCTCGCAAGCCAAGCGCAAAGCGCGGTGCTCGACGCCGTTGACCACTACGCGCATGATCGGTTCTGGTTCAACGTCACGCGGTCAAAGACCTTCCAGACCGTGGCCGGACAACAGGGCTACGGCTCGGCCGCGCTCCCCGAGATCCCCGACGCAATCCAGTTTGACGGCCTATTCCTTAAGGACGGTGTTTCCGGATACTTCCTCGATTGGGTCGATGCCCAAGGGGCAGAATGGCTGATCTCCGGCATCAACACCGCGCCGGGCCGCCCGACCGATTACACCTTCGCCGATGGTCAACTGCTGCTGTGGCCGGTGCCGCTCGCCGTCTACACGGTTCGGCCGCTGATGCACTACCGGCTTCCCACGCTTGCGGCACCGAACGATAGCAACGCCTGGCTGAATGAGGCCGAACAGCTCATCCGCGCTCATGCGAAAATGCTGCTCTACGCGAACGTCCTGGAAGACGACGAGGGCGCCGCGCGGATGCAAGCACAGATCCCGGCGCACCGCGCGAAGCTCGACGCTGAAACCTCCCGCCGGCTCGCGCCGACGCTGCGAACTTGCGGGCGCGATTTCTAATGCCGCTGATCCCCTTCGGCGAATACCGGCCCGACGTCTCCGATTATGAGGCTGCGACGCAACGCGGCATCATGAACGTTGTCCCACGCGGCGACGGATACGGGCCATTCCCATCGCTTGCGGCAATCTCAGCCTCGCTCGGCGAGCAGGCGCGAGGAGGATTCGCCGCCTATAAGTCCGACGGCTCGGTGGTGGTGTTCGCTGCGACCGCAACGGATCTCTATAGGCTCGACAACACCGCTTACACCTGGGCGAAGGTGTCAAAGGCCGGCGCACCTTACCCAGCGATCCCGCAGCAGGATCAATGGGGCTTCATCCAGTTCAACAATCTCGTTATCGCGGTGCAAGCGAACGTCGTTCCCCAGGTGTTCGACATTGCTACGGCGTCTGCGTTCGCCGATCTGGCCGGCAATCCGCCGCAGGCACGATATGCGGGCGTCGTCGGCCGCTTTGTGGTGCTGACCGGCCTACTGACCAACCCGAACAGGGCGCAATGGTCGGGGCTCAACGATGTGAACGGTCCGAATTCGTGGACGCCCGGCATCAATTCGAGCGATTACCAGGACTTCCCGGACGGCGGGTTTTGCCGCGGCGTTGCCGGGGGCGAAACCGGCGTCATTCTGCAAGACACCATTATCCGGCGCATGATCTACCTTCCGGGTGATCCGCGCGTATTTCAGATTGAGAAGATCGCCGAAGAACTTGGCATCTATGGGCCGCTTAGCTTGGTTCGCTCTGGCGCAACCGTCTATTTCTATTCGCTCAAGGGATTTCATCGGATCGACCCCGGCGGCACTCCCGTCGCGATCGGACGCGAGCGAGTAGATAGAACGTTCTTCACAGACCTGGATGCATCTGCGCCGCAGATGTTCATCGGCCGGACTGATCCGCGCTCGTCGCGCATGATTTGGGTTTACAAATCAGTCAATGGCGTTGCCAATCAGTTCGATAAGGCTCTGATCTACGACCCCGCGCTAGACAAGTTCACGCCAGCGCGTTTCTCGGGTGAGTACCTGTCTCAGATCTCTCAGCCCGGCATTACGCTTGAAGCGCTCGGCGCGCTGTTTCCAAATCTGGACGCGATGACGCAATCTCTAGACAGCTTTCAGGGCGCAATCGTTCCGGAGCTATCCGCGTTCGACACCGCGCATTGCATGGCGTTCTTCCGCGGCCCGAACCTTGAGGCGACCTTGCAGACGGCCGAGCTTGGTACCGACGGGCGGCGGGTGAGCGAGAAACGAGGTGTTCGCCCGGTGTCCGACGCGCCGGCGATCTACGCCTCGGCACTTCGGCGCGAAAATCTCCAGCAGGCGCCGGTGCCAACTGCAGAGAGCGCGATGCATCCGGTTTCCGGAATCTGCAACATGCTGCTCGATACGCGCTATGCGCGGATCAAATGTCGCATTCCGGCGGGGCAGTCTTGGAGCTTCTTCAACGGCATTGAGCCGGAGAGCTACAAACCGACGGGGCGGCGATGAGCGGCTACAGCGTCTCAACGTCCGAAAAGGATCTGGCGAAATTCGCTCTGGCGATCCAGGCGGTTTTGAACGGCCGTTCGAATGCGGCCGGGAAGGTGACGCTTGCGCCGGGTGCTGCCTCTACCGTGGTGAAGGCGGACAACTGTGCCGCTCAATGCTCGGTCCTGATGTTCCCCGCCAGCGCGCACGCGGCGGCGGAGCTGGCGGGGGGCGAATGCTTCGTTTCCTCGGTCGGAAAGCAGCATTTCACCATCACCCACGCAAATAATTCTTTGGCCGATCGCTCGTTCTATTGGGTGGCCCTTGGCTGATCTTGTTCGCGTTCCTTCGAAGTTCAAAGCGGATGTGTGGCCGCTTGTCGCCGATCGGCTGCGCGCGGCGTACTTGAAGAACGACTTGAGCCACACCGCTGATCTTGAGCACGACGTTTTGCGCGGCGAAGGCGATCTGTGGCTTGCAACCAGCGGAGCCGAGATCGAGGCCGCGGCCGTCACGGTGTTGCAGCGGACCGACAAGCACCTTGTGTGCGTGATTACGGCGCTCGGTGGCCGCGATCGGTCGCGTTGGCTCGATCTCTTGCCGGCGATCGAGTGTTTCGCGCGGCAGCAGGGCGCCGCTGTGGTGCGCTTTTTCGGCCGGCGCGGCTGGGCGGCCGTGCTGGACAACTACCGCGTCTCGGCCGTCGTGATGGAAAGGGCTCTCTGATGGGCGGAAAATCGAGTTCCAGCACCACCCAATCATCCTCATTGACGCCTTATGCTGGCGCCGCTGGGTCGATGGATAAGCTGCTAGCCGGAATCAACAATCTTTCCGGCTCGGCGGGGTCGTTGACGACCGGGCAGCAAAGCCAGATTGACAAGGTCATTGGTCTCGCAAACGGACAGCCGGACTACAGCCAGCAGATCAATAACGGAACGCTCGGCCTCCTGAATGGAGGCGGCGCACAGTCCAATGACGCCGCGATCAAGTCGAACCTCGGACTGTTGCAGAACGGCTTTCTTGGACAGACGGCGAACGGCGCCAACATCGGCAACAACACGGCGCTGAAAGCGCAACTCGATACGATCGGCACCGACGTGTCGAACAACATCAACAGCGCATGGGCGGCGGCGGGCCGCGACGGATCGCCCGGCAACGCCCAGGCGGTGGCGCGTGGCGTCGCGCAGGCACAAGCGCCGATCCTCGCCGCGCAGTTCAATACGGACACTGCGAATGCGTTGAACGCCGCAAACACGCTCTACAATGCTGGTAACACCACCTACGGCCTGCTGAACGGAACGCAGGGCGCGGCCAACAGCAACTTCGCCGCCGGCGTCGGCTCGGTGTCCGAAGGGATCAAATCGCAGCTCGCGGCGCCGGAAGCGGCGATGCAGGCCCTTTCGCAGCAGTTCAATATCCCGGCGTCGCAGCTCACCACGCTTCTCGGCGCCGTCTCTCCCGTCGCTGCGCAGTTCGGCACCAACAACGCCCAATCAAACACTGAAAACCAGATGAGCGGGGCGCAGCAATTCGCGTTGCTGGCGAATGGATTGTCCAGTCTCGGCGGAGCCAAATCGTCGTTCTTCGGAGCTTAGAGCATGGCCGGAATTCTCGACCTTCTGAACGGGGCGCAAGGCGGATTGCTCGATTTCTTGCGGAACAATGCGCTCAACCAAGCGATGCCGAGCGGGCTCGCCTCGGATATGGCGGACTACGGTACGCCGCCGTTGTCGCTGGCCGGCACCGCAATGCCGAAGCCGGCCGCGCCGCAGATCGCCGAAGCCAATCAGCCGAGCCCGCTCGACACCGCGCAGTGGCCGGCGGGGCCGATCGGTGCGCCGTCGAATGCAAACGCGGAAATGCCGTCAATCGCAAAGCCGGCCCCGTTCTCGCTCGGCGGAATGCTTGCGGCGCCCGCGGCGCCGGCCGGAGGCGGCGCGCCCGCGACTACAGATTCGGCCGCACCGGCGTCGCCTGGCTTTGGCGATCGGCTTTCGGCGTCTCTCGCAAGCGTCCAGCACACCAAAGGTCTAATCCCGGCCTTGGTAAACGGTGTAACCGGATTTGCGACGGGGCAGCGGACGGATGAGTCCGGCCGGGCGCAGAGCGCGAATGAACGCTGGCTGGCGTCGAACGGTGTTGACGCTGGAACGCTTGCCGCAGTGCGAGGCGACCCCGAGCTGACAAAAAAGCTTGTTCAGCAGACGATCACGCAGCGTCCTTTGATCGCAGCATTGAAAGCGCGAGGGGCTTCTGACGCTGATATCGCTGCGGCAACTTCGAACCCTGAGTTCCTGAAAGCAGTGATCGCCAATAATGTGAAAGAGCAGGACAACTACCGGCCAGCGACGGCGCAAGAGCGCGCAGCTGCGGGAATGACCGGCGACAACAATACGCCGATGTTCGTAAATCAGACGACGAACGAACCGAAGTTCGGGCCCGCGCAAACCAACGTCAACGTCTCGACGGAAAAAACCGGCCAAGCCGAGCTCGCGAAAACAGCCGTCGAAGAATACAAAAACGCTCAACTCTCATCCAGGGAGGCCCAGAAGCGGATTTCAATGTACGATGCATTTGAGAATGCTGCGCAGGGCTTCACGCCGGGCGCAACTGCTGAAATGCGCCTGACTGCCAAGCGCTATTTGAAGGACGCTGGACTGATCAAGGGTGACGACGTTCCGGATGGCGAAATCCAACAGATGATCGGCCGCCAGCTCGCTATCCACGCGCAGCCGAAGGGCCAAGGCGCCGTCAGCAATTACGAGCGCGAGTTGTACGCCTCGGCGCTTCCCAGCATGATCCAGAGCCCAGAGGGACTGCGGCAGGCAATCGCGATCAACCGTAAACTTGAACAGTTCGATATGAAGGTCGCGCAAATCTGGCGTGAGAGCGCAGCGGCCAACCGCGGAATTCCGAACTATCTCGACGTTCAAAACAAGATCGCAGACCTCGGATCGCCGTTATCTCCGTCCGATATGGCCGCGATCCAGCCGGCCGGTCGTCCGGCGCCGGCCGCGCCAGCGCCAACCGCCGCAAGTGCGCCGGATCGCGCCGCGATCGAGGCTGAGATCAAGCGACGGGGGTTGAAATGACCGACTTGACGAAGCTGTCCGACGCCGAACTGATGACGCTGTACCATCAGTCGTCAGCTCCTACGCCATCGGCGTCCGCAGCTCCGATGGATCTGACGAAGCTTTCGGACACGGATCTGCTCGCGCTACGCGACGCTCATCCGAGCGTCACATCAGATGTGGTGAAGTCGGGCGCTTCGGGGCTGGCGCGAGGTGCGCTTGAACTCGCTGGTTTTGTTCCGAAGGTGTCAGCAATCGCACACGATGCCGCGAACAAATACGTGATTGATCCGGTGCTGGATGCGACATTCGGGAAGCCGAAGGCCACCGCCGAGCCGTCGATCGACATCAACAAGCTGGCCTCACCCGATAGCCTTCAGCGCGGCGTTGAGCAGGTTACCGGCAAGTTCTACGAGCCGAAGACGACAGCTGGAAAGTTCGTGCACAGTGCAGCCGAAGCTGTTCCGATGGGCATTGCCGCGCCCGGAAGCATGGCAGGCCGGATGGCTTCGGCCGTTGGATCAGGCCTGGCTAGCGAGGCGGCAGGCCAGACCACTGAGGGCACGAAATGGGAACCTTGGGCGCGTATCGTTGGCGCATTCGCTGGCGGCGTCGCTCCGATGATGGCCGGCCGCGTCGTCACGCCGCTGCCGAGCAATCCGGCGCGTCAACGTCTTGTCGATGTGCTCAACGACGAAGGAGTAACGTCGCTGACCGCGGGCCAGCGCACCGGCAACAAATCCCTGCAATACCTCGAAAGCGCGGCCAGCACGGCACCTGGCGCCGGCGGCGGGGCGACGCGCATTCAGGAGGAAGGGCAGCGTCAGTTCACGCAAGCCGCGATGCGGCGCGCCGGGCAGGGGTTGCCTGACGCAGCCCCGGAGGTGCTGGCGCAGAATAACCAAAGGCTCGGGCAGGAGTTTCGTGATCTGTCGGCCCGCAACAATCTCGCGCCGGACAATCAGTTCGTCGATGACATCGTCAATGCGGCCCGCAACTATCGCCGCGTGCCGGACAGCCAACAGCGTCAGATGGTGCAAGGATACATCGACGACATCATTGGTCACGTGAACGCCGGCAACATGCCTGGGCCGCAATACCAGGAAATGCGTTCGCGCCTCTCCCGCCAGGCCAACAGCCTGCGCCAGAGCGATCCGACGCTGTCGGAGGCGCTGCGCGACATGCGCAACGCGCTTGATGGCGCTATGGGCCGCTCTATTTCGCCGCAAGATCAGGCCGCATGGCAATCGGCGCGGCGCGAATATGCGGCTCAGAAGACGATCGAGAAGGCGGCGTCTCGGGCCGGAGAGGCGACCGCGGAAGGTCAGATTGTGCCGGCAAATCTGCGCAATACGGTCGCAGCAGAGAACCGCGGAGCGTACGCTCGCGGCGAGGGTCCGTTCTCAGAGCTGGCCCGCGCAGGATCTGCGATCATGGCGCCGCTTCCGAACTCTGGCACCGCTCAGAGGCTAAACGCCTTCAATCTGCTCAACCAAGCGACGCTAGGAGTTGTCCCGGCGGTCGCGGGGCGCGTCGTCATGTCTGCCCCTGTTCAATCCTGGCTCGCCAACCAGGCGCTCGCCGCTGCGATGCGGGCTCCGGAGACTCAACGGAGAGCTGTATTTCTCGCCTTTCAGGAAGCAGCGCGGAATAAGCTCCTGGCGCCAGTTCAAGACTGAATAAACGATCGCAGATACAGCGATTGAAGCCAGCAAAGCCAGTATCCCGACGCCGTAACCGCCGCCCCACCAGCGATATTCAACGTCGCTCGCGATCACCGCGAAAAATACGCCCGCTTGAAGGATCTTCCACCACATCGGGAAATCTATCGAACCCGTCCCAGGAATTCTTCACCGCGCATTTTCCGGCATGCCCAAGAGAAAGCGCGCGTAGGAGTAGCGGCATTCATACGATTGAAATAGCTAGTCGCTTCTGAAATGCAGGCATCGTAGGACGTGCTTTGTCCAACATACCACGCATCCTGAGGGCCATCATGGTAGCCGACTTCGGCCCGGTATGCGTAGTAGCCGGGTAAATAGTCGCACCCAGCTAGTCCGGGAACGGCACCAAGGACGGCCAAAATAGAAGTCAACCTGACGGTGCGACGGCCGGTCCTGTTCATTTCTGCAAGAATCCGTTCTTCTTAAGATAATCAGTCAAGACTTTCTCGATTAGCGATGACAGTGACCGAGTGTCTTCGACGGCGGCCTTTTCAGCCGCCTCCTTAACAGAGGCGGGAAGGCGGACGGAAACAGGCAGTGGCTTCGGATTTGGTGAGGGAGGGCGACCCATTTTTCACATTAAATGTAGTTGACAAACATGGTGACTACATTTAATATACCAAACATCGCGGCCCGGCAAGGTGCTTCCAACACCAAGCCGAGCCTAACCAGAACCAAGGATCGTACCCATGGCCCAGGCTGACGCTGCCAATAGCACATCACGACGACATTTCCTCTCGTTTCTCGGCGCGGCTGCGGCCACGGCGGCCGGAGCGGTCGCGGTGGCAGCGCCGCCGGCCGAAGATGCGATGGGCACGCACACCGTGCGTACCTCCTCAGGCGATCCTGAGGCGCCTTCCGCCGACTGGAATGCGCTGTACGACGAACTGCGGGAGCTGTTCGAGGTCTATCAGGGCCACAAGGCGCTACGGGACGAGCGCCACGACGCATTCACCCGCTGGGCCAAGCGCAACCCGCCGCCCAGCGATTTGGACCGGCTGGTGCAGCGCGACTATCAGGAGCGCTACGAGACGGCGCTTGCACAGTGCGAGTTCGGAGCATTGAAGGCCGCCGAGGACAAAGCGTTCAGCGATTACTACGAGGCAGTCAAGAGGACCGCCCGCACGCCGGTCAAGAACCTCGCTGACGCTCGCGGCAAGGCCGCGTGCAGCTTGATCGACAACGATACCGGGCCGATCCATAGGCTCCTGTTGAAAGAGCTTCGCGCTATTCATCTACACGATATCCACAGTGTCAGCGCTTGATTGAGCGACCGATTGGCCGCCGAGTGATCACCTAATGATCGTAGGTTTCCGCCTCTGGCAGGGCGGATGTGAACGCGAGATTCGAGGGCTTCAATGAGCCCCCGGTTTCGTGAAAGCGAACCCGCGCGTTCCGGGCCTGCCAGGGCCGGGGCGCTCATTGAAGGACTAAGAAAATGGCGAAGAAGGAAGAAGCAACCACGATCACGATCCAGCCACTCAAGCGTGGATCGGTGCGGCTCCGGATCATCGGAGTAACACCGCTTTTCCAAAATCGAATGGCGAGCAAGGCCAAGCATCAGTTGTTGGTCGGAGGTCAGAAAAAAGGCAAGGCGGATCGCGCCGCGATCAAGCACGATCCGATCTCCGAGTTTCGCGACAGCGCCGAAATTCTCCCCGGTGGCCCGACCGCGCTTGGCCTGCGGGTCGTTGCTGTGAAGGCCGCGATGGCGACGGCCGCGCTTGAAACGCCCGGCCTGACCAAGACGTCGGCGCAACGGTTGCTGTTCATGCCGAATGATCTGGTGCCGCTCTACGGCACGCCACAACTGCGTATGGACGTCGTCCGCTCCGCTGACATCAACCGCACGCCGGACATTCGGACGCGTTGTTACTTGCCGAAGTGGGGCGCCGAGATCGCGATCCACTTCATCACGCCGCAGCTCTCGGTGCAGGGCGTCGTGTCGCTGCTCTGTAATGCGGGCATTCTGGTCGGCGTCGGCGACTACCGGCAGGAAAAGGGCAAGGGCGCGTTCGGGTCATTCCGCGTGCTCGGTGAAGGTGAGGACGATCCGGAGTGGAATGACCTCGTTGAGAACCACGGGCGCGACGCGCAGGAAGTCGCACTCAGCGATCCCGAATTGGCTGATACCGACACCGCCGATCTGATGGAGCATTTTCACCGGGAGGTGCGGCGGCGAGCTGCGTAGGCAGCGTTTGGCACGGCAGGCGGGGCAAGGCATGGCCCGGACGGGCGAGGCGAGGTGCGGCCAGGCAGGCAAGGCGAGGAAAGGCTGCGCAAGGCGTGGCGTGGACAGGCAAGGCAGGCATGGCATGGAAAGGCCGGGAGGGGCACGGCCTGGCAAGGTCCGGCGTGGCGAGGCCGGCTTGAACAGCAAGCGGATCCAACCTCAGTGGAGAAACCAAGAATGACGAAGTTTACGAAGGAACTACGCCAGCAGATCGTCGAAGATTTTGCGCGGCGTCACAACGGACAGTACGACCCCGCGCTGTTTCTGCGCGAGGTCAAGGACACGGGCGAGAGCCATCCGGCGTTCGGGTGGTTCGAGTGGGACCAGAGCAAGGCGGCGCAGGAACACAATCTGTGGCAGGCGCGCGCCTTCGCGAAGGATCTCCGGATCAAGTTCGAGGTCGAGGAGATCAGCAGCGGCAAGTCGATCACGGTTACGACCGAGGCGCCGCTTGTGATGTCGCCGACCGCTGGCCGCCAGGATGGCGGCGGATACGTCCGCTTCAATCCCGACGATCCGGCGCATCAGGCGGAGCTCTGTCAGCAGGCGGCAGTGGCGCTGCGGTCCTGGCTCAAGCGATACCAAGCTGCGCTGATTCACGCCGGCTACGGCGTGAAGATGGTTGAACAGATAGCCGCGTCTCTTGATGCGGTGAAGGTGAATGCTGCGACCGACGTCGCAGCATAGTTGAGTGTGGCACGGAGCGGCAGGCGCGGATAGGCGCGGTGCGGCGAGGTAAGGCGCGGCGGGGAATGGCCGGCGCGGTGATGAATTGCAGGGCGGCGTGAGGCTCGGCAAGGCAACGGACGGCGGCCATGCGTGGCCGTCGTCTCGTTATTTGTCGGAGGACACGTGGACGCGAATTCGATCTATCGAGGACTACTTAATCGCGGCTATGCGCCGGTGCAGGCCGCCGCGATATCAGGCAACGTTCTGCAAGAGAGTGGCGGAAATCCTGGCGCTCTGAATGCCAAGGAAGGTGCGCACGGCCTGTTGCAGTGGCGTCTTGATCGCTGGCAGGGACTGCAGGATTTCGCAAATTCGCGCGGAACGTCGCCGAATGACCCTAATACGCAGCTCGACTATATCGGGGCGGAACTCGGCGGCGCCGAGAAGAAGTCGGCCGCGCCGTTCTTTGCGGCCCAAGACCTCGCTTCGGCAAATGCGGCTCTCAAGAGCTACATCAGATATGGCGATGATAGCCAAGCGACGCGACTGGCCAACGCCCAAGGCTTCCTGAAAGACGGCGCAGCGGCAGCAATGGCGCCGATGTCGATTGCTGGGCCTGCGGCGGCCGGTGGTGAGCCGCCCGCTGCGCCGGTTGCGTCGCAGCCTACACCGGCTGCGACGCAACCGGCGGCGGCTCCTGGCGCGGCGCTCTCCGCTCCAGCCGCGCCGTCGATCACGCCACAGCAGATCGAACAGCTTGCGGCAGTGCCGCAGGGCCAAAACATCTTGCCGGCGCCGCGGATCTTCGCGCCTCGGAAGGTTGCGCCGTTCTCTTTGGGTGGGGGGTATTTATGACGCTTTACAAATGGTCTCAGGTGGCGGCGGCCAACGCTGGCGCCGACCAGACTTGTCCGTTTCCAGAGGGTATGAACCCCGCGGCCGTCAATGACGGGGTACGTGGCGCGATGGCTGCCGTCGCGAAGTATCGCGACGATGTGTCAGGCTCAATCATCACTGCCGGAACCTCGACCTCGTACACAGTTTCGAGCTTTCAGGGGTTCGACAGTTTCGCGGACATGAACGGGAAGGAGATTTCTTTCTCTCCGCATGTCAGCAACGGCGCCAACGGGACTGGCCTCAATGTTGACGGGCTCGGGATCAAGCCGATTTTGTCGGCTCCTGGTGTTGGTCTTCTCGGCGGCGAACTCGTCCAGGGAGTTCCGTACTCGGTGCTCTACAACCACGCGGACGGCGCGTTCTATCTGAAATGCTACATCAGCAATCCGTTTGGCGTGCCGCTATTCGGCGGGATGGACTATTGGGACACGGTTAGTCCTGGAAGCGCGTTCATCTTCCCGCTCGGGCAGCCGCTGTCCCGGACGATCTACGCAAAAGCTTTCGCTCGGTGGGGGACGAGGTTCGGCGCCGGCGATGGATCGACAACGTTCAACGCGCCGAACAAGGCTGGCCGCGTCTCCGCGATGATCGAGCCAGCGCCATCGCTCCTCACGGGGTACTTTGGCGGCAATTCGACGCAAATCGGCGCGATCGGTGGTCTAGAGCATCACCAGCTCAACCAAGGCCAAATGCCGAGCCATTACCACGTGGTTAGCATTTATGATCCGGGCCACGCTCACCCCATGCCAAACCTAAAAGTCTTTGGTGCCGACAGCGGCGGAGCTATCGCATATAGCCCGACCTTCGGCAGCGAGTACGGGTTTCCATCGACTGCAGGCGTGGCGACCGGCGTCAGAGCGAACAGCCCTAACGGTCTAGACACGACTTACACGAGCGGCGGCGACGCCCCGCACAACAACGTACAGCCGACGATCACCTGCAACTACATCATCCGGGTTTTGTAATCGCCGCTGGGGAGCGGCTGTTGTGGGGGATAAAATGAAACTGATTGACAATTGGCCGCGCGAGCTGCGCCGGCTGCATTCGCTGCGCGTTGCCTACGGCGGCGCGGCGTTCTGGTCGGCGATCGGCGGCGCGATCATGATCTGGCCGTCGCTCGCCGATAAGATCCCGGTTGGCGCGTATGTTGTCGGCGGCCTCGCGCTGTCGGTGGCGTTCGGCCTCGCCCGCGTGCTCAAGCAGCCGGGGGCGGAATAATGGCGGCAGTTGCTAAGCGCAAAGTTGCAGGCCTGTCGGCCGCGGGTGCTATGTTCGCCGCAATCCTTTTCGGCCATTGGGAAGGGATGAGCCTTGTTGCTCGCCACCTTCCATTTGATCCGCCCGGCGTAATCACCGTCTGCGGCGGGATCACGAACTACGATTGGCCTTGGCTCAAGGTCGGCATGAAGTTCACAGAGCCCGAATGCATCAAGGCGCAGGCCGACGCGATGCAACGCTACGGTGCCCAGGTTGCGGCTTGCGTTCCGGGTCTCGCCGATATGCCGCCGCATCGACAAGCCGCGCTGGCTTCCTTCGCCGGCAACCTCGGTGCCGGCAAGATCTGCAATCGCACGGATCGCTATAAGCGCAATCCCTCGATCGCTGAAAACCTGAATGCCGGGCGGGTTCGGGAAGCCTGCGACGCGATGGTCAAGTTCGTCTATGCGAACGGCACCTTCCTGCAGGGTCTTCTCAACCGTCGCACCGATGCGATGTGGGGCGAGCGGCCCTGGTGCCTGCGGGAGGACTGAGCGATGACGAATCTGTTCTGGATGGTCGCAACCTCCACGCTGGCGATCGAGCTCGCCGCGGTGCTGCTGCTGGTCGCGCTGGTGGTGGGCTGGTTTCCCCTGGTCAAGTATCTGCCGGCGATCGGGGCTTACGTCCCGGCCGCCCGGCTCGTCTCGATCGCTCTCATCGCCGCTATCTCGTTTTCGATTGGGTTCCGAACATCGGATGAGCGGGAAAACATGGACAAACTACGCGCAACCCTCGCCATTCGGGACCGCGACCTTGCGATAGCAGCCAAATCAGCGGCGGATGCACGAAAGCGTCTGGATGCGAGTGAGGCGGCGGCAAATGCGCAATGGGAAGCTGACGCGGACTATATTTCAAAGCTGGTCCCATCCGATCTGTGCAGCTTCGATCCTGGTCCTCATGGCGGGGTGCGGGCACGCGCCGCCTCCGGAAACGCCGGCGCGCGAGCTGCCGGCGGCTCCTAGCTTGATGCAGTCGCCGCCGGTCCCGCAACTCGACGCGACGTGCCGATTTCCCTGGTACGGCGTGAAGGGATGCAAGGGCAAGGACACCCGCGCGATGCTGAGGCTAACCGTCTCGGATGATCTCGCTGTGCGGGGCCGGCTCGAAAGCTCTCTCGGCTGGTACGAAGGCGTCCAGCAGGAATACGGCGCAAAATGAACGAGGCTTCGACCACAGAGCGATTGCAGCTCGATATCCTGCAAATGATTGGCGAACTGCGCCAGCAAGTCGGCGTTGTCCAGGCTCAGAACGAACACATCATCAAGTCGCAGGACGTCGCCGATGAACGGCGACGTGAAATGTACGTGAAGCTGAACAAGATCGACGCGGTTGAGCGAGAGTTGCAGCGCATCGTTCCGTTGGTCGATATCCACGAGCAAAGGCACCAGCAGTCAATCGGCGCGTTGTGGCTGGCGCGGGGCGGCTGGACGATCGGAGGCGGCGCCGTCGGCGCGCTGGTCGCGTGGTTGTTGAAGGCATTTCTTCGGTAGGCGAGCGATCCGTTCCTCCCTGACTGGCCGTCGATCATCACCGATCGGCGGCCGTTTTCTGTCCGCAATCGCCTCTTCGCGGCTGCTCGGCAGGGGCTACATCGGTGATCGGCTCCGCGCTGTCGCCGGCATCGTCAAACAAGTTGACATGGCACGTTTGGCGAATCCCGAGAATCAGGCATTATTGCAATATGATAGCTCAAATTATCTCCGCAGAAGCCTCGGGGCAACGTGCCTTCTTCGTTGCTAACGGAGTTGACCGACAGATGTTGTCGGCTGCCGTGAAGCAAACCCTACCAAGAGTAACGCGGGTCGATGTTCTTTCGGGAACGCCGGGCGCCGAATTGCTGCGCGGTGTTGCGCCCGGTACATTGCGTATTTGGAAGGGCGAAGAACGGTTCGAGGCGCTTTAGCGCGCTATCTTCCTCTGATTGAGAACTGCCACAGGCCCCGCCGCTCTCGCCGAGCTGCGGGGCCGTTGCAATTTCAGGCGCGGCAATTCGCTTCGATCACTGCCATAGCCAGCAAGAATCGAAGGTGGGCCAGTCCGAGTTCATCAGCGAGCGCAATCGCTGCGGCGATGTGCTCCAGCAGGGCTGCAAGTCGGTCTGAATCGGTCATGGCTCAAATCCCCCTCGGTGCGATGAGCTGCCGAATGGCAGCGTCGCAGCTTGCGGGGAGACGGGAGGACGGCGGCGGTAAGCGTTCTGGATTTCGGGGGCGCCGCCGCTTGTCTGGCCTGGGCGCCGGCTAGACGACGTTGCCGCCCGGCCGCGGCGCCGTTCGAAACGACGGCCTCTTGCGAATGACGCTGCCGGGCAATAGGTTTGCGGCGCAATTGCTGGGGGTTCAAATGACGGATTTTATTGAGGTGACGAGAGCTACTGTTCTTGTAAGCGGTGCTGTTGCTGCCAAACCTACTACGGTATCACTTAGCCACATCGTTCAAGTATCGGGTGGAGCGTTCGATACCGGCCTTATAATCTTGTCTAATGGTACTACGTTCAACACGATGGAATCGTATCCCAAGTTGAAGACCATTCTGGGGATCTAGTTCCTCGCACAACTTTAGTCTCTATCGAGGCGGTCATCATGCCGGCGGGTCCGCTCGCCAAGCCGACGTAAACGGAGTTTTGTGCAGGCTGTTGTCGTGCCAATTCGGCACGACATGGACGCAGCCGGGCGTTCCGCATTCGGTGCAGAGCATGGCGCGGCAGACGCGGCGCCACGGCCAATCCGGCGGGAGCTGGTCAAGTCTCAGGCTGTTGACCTGGTGCCCGCACCACGTGCAGCGGACATGGGCCGTGCGATGCCCGTCCGCCATCCAGGCGCCCGGCGAGCTGATCGGATATCTCGGGGTGGCGCTCGGCACCCGGCGGCGCGTCCTGATGGTCCCGCGCTCGGTGAGGATGGCGATCGGTCCCGGCCGAATCTCGATTCGGCCGATCTTTCGGACCGGAGGCTCGTTTGCAGCGCTCTCGCAGGTGTTGTTCGGGTCTTGGAAACCGCTCATAGGCTTGTTTTGCCTTTGCCAATCGGAATATAAATATGAACGGATTCAATGCGGGTCTAGTTCGATGTTTGACACAAAAAACTCAGTAAAAACAACGAAGTCCCCGCGTCTGGGAGACTAGGGGTCGAAGGTTCAAATCCTTTCGCTCCGACCATTTATCGGCCTTCGGTATTTTGTTCATCGAGTGCGGCGCGAGTTATGGCGCGCTTTATTCTGCCTCGGCTCCAGCCATAGAATTTAGGCGGGTCGCGGCCGCCAGGTCCAACACTCCTTATCGAGACGAGCTTTAGAGGGCGCACGACATGTCGTCGTTCTGGCAATCGGTGAAGAATGCCTTCATCCCTTGGCGGCTGCTGGAGCGGGACGGGGACGATGGCGGCGCCGGTATGCGCACGATCGAATTCGGGCAGACCATGATCGATGGGACGGCTGGTGACGGTCTCACCGACGTCACAGCCGCCGTCCATCACCACCCCCACGATGATCTGCCAAGTCATCCGGCGCCGGATAACAGGACTGCGAATAGCTAGGTTGGCGCAATCGCCGGGCGAAGTCGGAATTACTACTCGCTCCGAAGTAACAGTTCTCAGAATCGATCAAAAGAAAGTCTGACACGACAATTTGTCGCATCTCGGACTTGCGTCGATACGCGCACTCGCAAGCACTGTGCATCAGCTAATCGCTGACAGGCGCTGAAGAACCTTCCATCAACTAATCACTTGTCGATTGTGCTCATTCGTCCGCGTCGCGCGGCCGGTTTGAGGTATTCTATGCTGCGACCTCGTGTTCGGACGGACATGCTCGATTACAGCAGCGATGGCGCTGGGCCTCCCAGCAACATCGGGGCATGGGCATGTTTCAAACAACAACAAAAGCGACAGGGCGAACTCTTCTGCTCTGCACCGTCGGTGCGGTCGCGCTGACGATTCCAATTCCGCAGGGCGCGCAAGCGCAATCCAATCTGCCGGCCGTCACCGTCGATGCGCCGCGCGCCGAGCGGGCGCGCACCGCGCGTCCGGTCGCCAGCACGCGCGCCGGCACCACACGACGCGTTGCCGCTCGCCGGGAGGCCCGGCCGCCTGCGCCGGTCGCACCGGTGCCATACGTAACACCGTCGACCGGCACGCTCGGCGCGCTGCCGGCAAGCTACGCGGGCGGCCAGGTCGCGAGTGGCGGGCAGGTCGGTTTCCTCGGCAATCGCAGCCTGCTCGACACGCCGTTCAGCCAGACCAACTACACTGCCAAGCTGATGCAGGATCAGCAGGCGCGCACGATCCGCGATGTCGTCGCCAACGATCCCTCGGTGCGGGCAGTGACGTCCGCCGGCGGCGGGCAGGACGGCTATTTCATCCGCGGCTTCTACTATGACGTCGGCGATCTAGCGCTGAACGGCATGTACGGCATGGCGCCGTTCTGGAGCGTCGGCGCCAATTTCATCGAACGGGTCGAGATCCTCAAAGGCCCGACCGCGCTGCTCACCGGCATCTCGCCGCTTGGCGCGGTCGGCGGCAGCATCAATCTCGTCACCAAGAAGGCGCCAGATTACGACATCACCCAGCTCACCGCGACCTACGCGTCGCGCTCGCAATTCGGCCTGCAGGCCGATGTCGCGCGGCGCTACGGCGAGCACAAGGAGTGGGGCG